GTTTGGCAGCGCCATAGCGCTCAAGGATGATCCCATCAAGAAGATATCAGAGAGCAAGGACATCAGCAAGGTCTACGGCACCACCAAGAGCAGCTTCCAGCGCGTTGGTGAGAGCAAGCTGATCATACGACACAGCGATCCCATAGACGAGAGCAAGCAGGGCAGCCGTTGGCGCAAGATACATGCCGTGTTCGTGGAGACCAAGGATGGGGAACGCTTCAAATACCCACATGGTCACGTTGCAGGAGCAAGGGCCATGGCCAGGCATATCAGCGAGGGCGGCGGCATGCACGACAACCTCGGTGGTGGCATCTCGAGGATGAGCGAGGATTACATCCAGCTCAAGAGGGCCAACAGCCTGCTGCGCAAGGCCGGCAAGACCGACGATGCTGTGGCGGTCAGGACGGCGATGAAGGGCATCAACCATGGATTGCGCAGGATGAGCGGACCTCGTGGATACAGATCGGCTGATGACATCATATCGTCCCATGGTAACTATGACACCTATTCGGCGGCTGACACCTCTAAGAGATTCATAGCCGATTGCCAATGCTCCGATCAAGCTGACATGGATGCGCTAAACACCGCGGCAAGATACGTGGTCAACGTCGAGATCCCAGGAGACAAGGCAACGACCGAGGCACCGGCATGGTTGGCTCCGATGTTGGATAGGTTAGCCAAGAGGCTGGGCGACAGGGAGCATCAGGATAGGCTCATGTCCATGATAGGCGATGTCAACTCTGGCAACATGCTGGGTATGGATGACATACGTTGGGCATCTGGTATGGCCAAGGAGGTCAACGGCCAGACGGAACCTGAAACAGATCCAGAGATAGATAGGATGCGCCAGCTTAGCGGCATCTGAAAAAAATATAGGCATCGTCTTGACACGATGCCACCCCTCCGAGCATAAATATAGTTGTTAATGGGGATGCGCGAAGCATCCTCGTTATCTTAACTCATTATTTGGCACATTAGGAGGCACATAAGATGGCACTATCACTCAAAGAGATCCAGGCTAAGCTACAGGCACAGCAGGACAAGAAAGACCGCAACAAAGGCGGCACATTTGGCGGCGGGGATAACAGCATTTACCCGTTCTGGAACAACCCAGAAGGCAGCACCGCAACACTACGTTTCCTACCAGACGGCGATGATTCCAACGATTTCTTCTGGGTCGAACGCTTGATCATCAAGCTTCCGTTCCCAGGCGTCAAGGGGCAGAGCGACGGCAAACCGGTCGAGGTGCAGGTACCCTGCATGGACATGTGGAAGCCAGGCAGCTGCCCGATCGCGGCGGAAACCCGCCCGTGGTGGAAGGATCCACAGCTTGAGGATCTGGCACGCAAGTATTGGCGCAAGAAGAGCTACCTGTTCCAAGGTTTCGTGACGCAGAATCCCAACGGCCAGGATCAGACACCAGAGAACCCGATCCGTCGCTTCGTGATCAACCCCAGCGTGTTTGATGTCGTCAAGGGCATCCTCATGCGACAGGATCTGGAATACAGCCCTACTGATTATGAGCACGGTCGCGACTTCTACCTCAGCAAGACGACCAAGGGCGGCTATGCCAACTATTCCAGCTCAAGCTGGGCCATGAAGGAGCGTCCGCTCAGCGAGGCCGAGCATGCGGCTATAGACAAGCATGGTCTCTACAACCTCAGCCAGTTCCTGCCCAAGAAACCAGACGATGCAGGCGTTCAGGCCATCATCGAGCTGTTCCATGCTTCGGTGAACGAGGAGCTCTATGACACCGATCGTTGGGGTCAGTATTTCCGTCCAAACGGCATGCGCGGCGATAGCCCAGCAGGAGGTTCGGACTCGCACTCGGCTCCGATGTCCAGCGCACCGCCAGCAGCCCCGACACAGGGCAGCGTGACGGCATCCAGCATCATGAGCAAGATCGCCAAGCCGACCACCCAGGATGAGGATCCGCCGTTCACACCAGATGCCCCGGCATCGGCTGAGAGCAAGCCAAAGATGCAGACCCCGGATGACATCCTGGCTGCCATCCGCAGGCGCCAGCAGGGCAAGTGAGATATAGGCTATTGTGAGGGTGAGAGAGATCTCACCCTCCTCTAGGATTCTCCGTAGAGGCATTCATCATATATAGGAGGTGGGCATGCGCCCGTTTGATATAAGCAAGTTTCGCCGAGACCTGACCAAGAGCATACCTGGGGTTAGCGTTGGCTTCCACGATCCAAAGACATGGATCAACAGCGGCAACTATGCCCTCAACTACGCCATCAGTGGTAACTTCGATCGAGGCATCCCGCTGGGCAAGGTGACCATGTTCGCAGGCCAGTCGGGTTCCGGCAAGAGCTTCATCTGCAGCGGTAACATCGTGCGCAACGCACAGAAATCTGGCATATTCCCCATCGTGATCGACACCGAGAATGCGTTGGATGAGAAGTGGTTGCAGCCGCTAGGCGTTGACACGTCTGACGACAAGCTGCTAAAGATCAACATGGCCATGATCGACGACGTCGCCAAGCTGATCAGTGACTTCATGAAGGATTACAAGAGCAAGTACGACAGCATGGATCCAGAGGAGCGTCCGAAGGTGCTGTTCGTGCTGGACTCCCTTGGCATGCTGCTGACGCCCACTGACGTCAACCAGTTCGAGGCAGGGGACCTCAAGGGCGACATGGGTCGCAAGCCAAAGGCGCTTGCGGCATTGGTCCGCAACTGCGTCAACATGTTTGGTGAGAACGATGTGGGATTGGTGGTCACCAACCACAGCTATGCTTCGCAGGACATGTTTGATCCGGACGATAAGATCTCCGGCGGACAGGGCTTCATCTACGCAAGCTCCATCGTGGTTGCCATGCGCAAGCTCAAGCTCAAGGAGGACGAGGACGGCAAGAAGACCACAGACGTCAGAGGCATCCGTGCTGCCTGCAAGATCATGAAGACCAGATATAACAAACCTTTCGAGGCCGTCGAGATCAAGATCCCGTGGGACACGGGCATGGATGAGTACAGTGGCCTCATAGATCTGTTCGAGAAGAAGGGCATCCTCGTCAAGGACAGCACCAAGTTGAAGTACACTGATAAAACCGGCAAGGAGCATAAGTACTTCAGATCTGCCATACCCGATTCCCTCCTCGATCTCATAATGAGCGAGTGGGATGAGAGCAAGCTGCCAACCAGCTATGATACGGCTGACGGCAATGCGGATGGCAGCCAGACCGAGGAGTGACCGAATGGAATTGAACCCCAGCCTTGTGCTCGACGTGTGGGAGTTGGTGAGCGAGTACCTGCCAACCAATCGCAAGGAGGATGTCGCCAACAAGATGGTCAAGATATTCGCCGACAAGGGTCTCGATCAGGATGATTTCTATAGCATAAAGGGTGAGGATAACCACCTTGACCTAGCCATAGACAACTTCCATGAGGGTGACCATGACGAGGATGAGTATGACTACGAGTCCAACGATTATGATGACGATTGACACGGCGCACGCATGAGTGTGTAATCGAGGTGGGCTTACGGGCCCACCTCATCTTTACGGCAAGGGATATGGCATGTGGTACAACAGGGTGGTCGATGATCTAGCCGAGGTAGCGTCTGCCATCGAATATTATAACCATGAGCTGACCAGCGCACAGCCTGAATCCAGGATCCTCGGCAACATAGAGAAGAACGCGCAGGAGCTGTCTGGCATCATGGCCCACAGGTTTGGGCAGCTGCAGGAGATAGAGGCCATACTCAAGCATCTCAACATCAAATATGACAAGATGCGATCAGACCACTATCGCAAGTATCTGGAGAGGTACAACCGCGAGCTGACGGATAGGGCCATAGAGAAATACATAGATGGCGAGTCTGACATCGTGAGCATGGCTGAGCTGATAAACGAGGTGGGGCTGGTCAGGAACAGGTATCTCGGCCTTATCAAAGGGCTTGAACAGAAATCGTTCAGTATATCAAACATAATTCGACTCAGGGTTGTGGGCATGGAGGATGCGCACATCAACACCCGAGGATGAGAATTTTCGACGCCATTCCATATATTAACTTCTTGATTATGCTGGATAATTTATAACCTTATGATGGTTAGAATCCGGTTGACATGCATCGTGCTTGTGCTATTGTGTGCCCATAGAGCAGTGCAACGGCAACACGGAGAGATTGCATGTCCATCAGCTATGTTCACGTTACGCAAGGTCGCACACGCGGTGGAATCGCCGTGCAGGACATCACGGCCAAGATGCTTGAGGACAAGAAACGCGACAGGGACGGCGTGTATGTCACGGTCGAGGGCGACAGCATCCCAGGATTGCGTGCCGGCCGCAACCGCATCTACGTGCAGGATGAGGCACACATCCGCAATGCTGGCGATGCTGGTTTGGCCATCGAGTTCAAGCAGCCTGAGGTTCAGCGCACCGACGAGCAGATCCGCAAGGAGCTGATCGAGACCTTCAACATCCTCGGCGAGATGACCGATGCCGTGGCCAGCAACATCGTGCGCGGTTTGGTGGTCAGTGGACCCGCCGGCATCGGCAAGAGCCACACCATCGTCAACACGCTGGCACGCAGCCTGGATATGCTGGGTCGCCTCAATGGCAAGGGTAGCATGTATGATGTGGTGAGCGGTGCGATGAGCGCCAGCATGCTCTACGAGAAGCTTTGGCACTACAAGGACGAGGGCCAGGTCCTGGTGTTTGACGACTGCGACAGCATCCTCTATGATGAGGACGCGCTCAACATCCTCAAGGCGGCGTTGGATTCCAAGAAGACGCGCCGCATCAGCTGGAACTCCCGCAGCTATCACCTGCAGCGCAATGACATCCCCACAAGTTTCGAGTATCAAGGCGGCATCATCTTCATCACCAACGTGAAGTTTGATAACATCCGCAGCGCACGCATCAGCAATCATCTCGAGGCCATCGTGAGCCGCTGCCACTACATGGACATCGGGGTCGATGGCGCCCGCGAGAAGCTGATCCACATCAAGAGCGTGGTCGAACGCAACGATCTGATGCGAGATTACGGCTTCACTGATGAGGAGAAGTCCGAGGTGGTTGGTTACATCATGGATAACCATGAGAAGCTGCGCGAGCTCAGCCTGCGCATGGTGCTCAAGATCAGCGATCTGCGCAAGGCCATGCCCAACAACTGGGTGCGCTTCGTCGAGAAGAACTGCCACAAGCGTGTGGCATGATTGACGCAACATCGTCGATGCGGCAGGGGAAATTCCCCCTGCTCTTGTGATCTGGATGGTTATAGCCTAAACTGTGTGCATGAAGAAATGCACGATAATACTTGAAGATGAGGTCAACGTTAAGCTCGAGGGCTTGGATCTCACCACCAGACGGGACTGCGTCAAGACCGTCAAATATTTCCTACCTCACGCAAGATACAGCGCGGCCTTCAAGCTGGGACGCTGGGATGGGACCACCAGCTTCTGCACCATAGGCGGTCGCACCTACATCAACCTCCTCGACAAGATGCTTCCGGTCTTGGAGGAGGGCGGATACAGCGTGGAGATAGATGACCAACGGCAGAAGTTTGATTTCCAGTTTGATGAGATAGATGAGGGCTATCTCAGCCACATATCTTGGCCAGAGGGCCACAGGGCGGCCGGACAGCCCATAGTCCTGCGCGATTACCAGGTGCAGGCCATCAACGAGTGCGTGAAGAACCTGCAGGGTCTCAGCATCGCACCGACCAGCGCGGGCAAGTGTCAGCCATTAAATTCTCGTATTAAAATACCCGGCGGTTGGGTTACCATGGGCGAGGTTAAGGTTGGGGATGCGGTCACCGTGCCAGACGGCACCTCTGCCGTCGTAACCGGGGTTTATGACCCCGGTGTGAAAGATGTATATGAGATCACATTCGAAGACGGCAGAACAGTTCGATCTTGCGGCGACCATCTATGGAAGATTCACAATCATGATTGGACCGATAAGTGGAAGCTGCTGAGCTTGCACGACGTGATGAGCTATCAAGAAACCAATCACAGGCGCATGAGCGTCCCATTAGCTACATTGGTAGAAGATAGAATTGAGGTAGATCTACCAATGCCGCCTTACCTGTTAGGCGCCCTACTCGGCGACGGTTCACTTAGGCATGGGATTGGTATAACATCAGCTGACGACTTTATACTTGATAAAGTATCATCCTTGCTCAGCCCTGATTATAGATTAGTCCATCGTACGAGATACGACCACTGTATCCAATTTATATCTAACGAGCTGCATAATGCAACTCGTTCGGATTGGATGAAGACACATCCGCGTGAATCAAATGGCAAGATGATCGCAGGTACAGGATACCAAACCTATCATAGATACAAGGCGTTGATAGAGGATCTGGGATTGCTTGGAACTCATAGCCACACTAAATTCATTCCCCAACTGTATCTAGATGCTGGGTATAATCAGCGCCTTGAGATGATAAGAGGACTCTTAGATACAGACGGATATGTTGATCGTCGGGGATGCATTAGCTTCACCACGACAAGCAAGGAATTGGCGGATGGATTTGCATATCTCATTCGCAGCGTTGGTGGTATAGCCAAGAATACCAATGGCACGAATAGGCGATATCGATACAAGGGTGAGATGGTTCCATGTAAGGATGTCTTCAATGTTTCTGTGTATCATCCGACACCGGAGATATTGGTTACATTACCTCGCAAGTTAGATCGCATTACAACTCGCAAGGTTCGTCGTAATCCAATGTTGCATATCGTTGATATCAAAAAGACATCAACAGAACCCGTGCGATGCATAATGCTCGATCATCCTGATCACCTTTATCTAACAGACGGCTTTGTGGTAACACATAACACGCTGATCACGGCAAGCCTATCCACCCTGGCGCAGAAGTATGGTCGCACCATAGTGATCGTGCCCAACAAGAACCTCGTGCAGCAGACCGAGGAGGACTATCGCAACATCGGGTTGGATGTGGGTGTGCTGTTCGGCGATCGCAAGGAGTACGACAGGACCCACACCATCTGCACATGGCAGAGCCTCAACGTGCTGGACAAGAAGAGCAAGGATGCCCTGGATGACGGGCAGCGGGCGGTGTTCCTAGACGGGCTGATAGCCGTCATATGCGACGAGGTGCACATGGTCAAGAACGCCAACGTGCTGCACACGCTGCTGACCACCACCTTCTCTAACATACCCATCAGATGGGGCCTCACCGGAACCATCCCCGAGGAGGAGTACAACCAGGTCAGCCTCTACAGCGCCATCGGACCGCTGATAGGATCTCTAACGGCCAGGGAGCTGCAGGAGCAAGGCCATCTGGCCATGTGCAACATAAAGATACTGCAGACCCAGGAGACCGCGTCATACAACGATTACCAAGCGGAGCTGAAATACCTGACCACGGACAAGGCCAGGTTGGCATGGTTGGCTGGCAGGGTGAAGGAGATATCCAAGAGCGGCAACACCCTGGTGCTGGTTGATCGCATCGAGAGCGGTGAGATACTGCACGAGCTGCTGCCTGACAGCGTTTTCATCAGCGGCAAGATGAAGGCCACCAAGCGCAAGGAGCACTACAAGGAGATCAACTTCGACGACAACGCGGTGATGATCGCCACGTATGGCACCACCAGCACTGGCATCAGCATCAATCGCATATTCAATCTGGTGCTGGTGGAACCCGGCAAGAGCTTCGTGCGCGTTATACAGAGCATCGGCCGTGGCTTGCGCAAGGCCGACGACAAGGATGCGGTGGAGGTCTACGACATCGCCAGCAAGTGCAAGTTCAGCAACAGGCATCTGCTCAAGCGCAAGAAGTTCTACGGTGAGGTCCAATATCCCTGGACGGTGGACAAGATAAACTACGATAATCGCTGATTTATTTGCAAGGTTGGCATCGTTCGCCGGTTAAATACTCGGCGGAAAATGAAGATATTAACCAACGACAACAAGGCTTATTCCCTCAACCATCTACCCGATGTGATCGACGACGTGCGATACTGCGTCCTGGATTACAGCGATCAATCCAACGTGGACTACTACTTCATGCCGTTGATCTTCCTGGAGAGCTTCAACAGCCCCTGCGTTGACATCAAGATTGGCCCCTACAACATACAGATGCCCTTGGACTGGAGCGTGGTCATAGGTGACATCAACCTAGGCGACCTCGAGATAATGCCGTTGATATACCTCAACGACAAGGAGTTCGATGTGTTCGCGTTCAACCCCATTAACGGCTACATGCCAAAGTATCTCAAGCTGGAGATACTCAACATATGGCCCGATGTCAAGTGGTATTTCCCCAAGCTGAAGAATGGCCACATACTTTCGGTTCCACTGGAGGATGGTGATTCGCCACTGTGCGCACTGTTCCTCAAGGACATCGGCAAGATCCCCGAAGCCTTAGACATACGCAAGATGTTCTGAACATCCAGATAAACGAAACCCTTGGATCGCTAGGGCTTTCCAAGGGTTCCGCCTGAGTCTGCTTGATATCACGTCAAGCTAGCTTGTCACTGGGACTTGATGTGTGCCCAGCCATATCCTGGCAGCGTCTGGCCGGTCATCAGCCATTCATACTGCTTGCCGTCGAACGTGTAAACGATGCGATCGGTTATCTTGTGTGCATAAGCCGTTGGAGTCACCTCGGCGATCCTCACGGTTGGTATGCTGGTGTAGTTGTTGCCTGCGTTATCGACCACCACGCTGCCAACGCTGCTGCCGCTCAGTACGGTGTGTGCCGTTCCGTTGCCAGCCGAGAACGTCACCGCTGGGGGTATCTCGTATCCAGCGCCGCCTGCCGTGACATGCACGGTGCTGATGCCGTATGTGAGGTTAGCCCTCGCACCCGCGCCGCCTCCTGGGCCGCTGTAGGTGAAGCTGACCGGGTTCGCCGGTAGAACGGTGTAATCGCCGCCTGATACGATCGTACCAAAGCTGTAGATGCCGAACTGCACGTTGAGCGTGGCGTTCCTACCAGCCACGCTGGTGTTGGATGATGCCGCGAATGGACCGCTTGGTATGGTCGTCGCGGTGAACACGCCGCTGTTGACTATGCTCACGGTGCTGATGGCACCCGTGGCGTTGACTGTGTTGACCTGCACCACGGCGTTGGTTGTCCAACCCGCGAAGCTGAAGGTCAGCAAGTCGCCTGACACGTAGCTGGTTCCAGCGTTTGAGACACCCACAGCGTTCCACGTGGTCGCAGCGATCTGCACGTTGGCAGGTCCTGTGTTGCTGGTGCCGCCGTTGACCTGCACGAAGCTGCCAACGTTGTAGTTGTGTCCCGTCACGTTACCGTCGCCGTTGACCGTGGTGCTGACCGTCACGACCTTTAGGTTAGCGGTTGCTGCAGCGCCAACACCTTGGGCGCCGTATGGCGTGACCATGATGTTACCCTGTCCGGCCTGCGTGATCGGACCGTTGACCAGCTGAACCGGACCGCCGCCTGGCACACCCGTGCCATCGACGCTGGCCATCACGTATGTGCTGGTGCTCTTCTGCTTGACTATGTAGCTCAGGCGCGCTTGGCTATCGCCTGCCGTCCACGCATATCCCTCGATCTGTTGACCCGAGGTCGCCGCGTTTCCGATGTATACCTTCTTAATAGGGCGTCCCATTTGTTTTCTCCTCTGTTGCCGTTCTAGGGCTACGGGGTTGGGTCCCCATAACTGATGAACAGCTCTATTTATGGTGGTTAGTTCTGATAGTACCAGTTAGAGTCCACATAAACGCTATTAACGTGATCCCCATACAGCTCCATGTGCCATGGGAACTCTCCTCCCTTGAAATCCCTCAGGGTGTGATCGTTTATCCTGGCCGCATAGCCGTCGCTGCTGTCAGGATATCTGAAATGTATGTATCCGTCCCCTGGGTTATCGGTGACACCGTTGGTCAGGGTTATGATGCCCGACACCTTGGGGCTGGTCTCTGACCAGGTCCTGACCATGTATTTGTTGCTGCCAACCTGGCGTAATATGTCGTACCAGCCGACCGTCCCGCCGACGTTGCCATATATCAGCAGCACGTTGGTGTTGGGCGGAGGCGGTGTCATGCCTATCGCGTTCTTGGTGATTGGACGTCCCATTTGTTTTCTCCTCTGTTGCCGTTCTAGGGCTACGGGGTTGGGTCCCCATAACGATACGAACTACCATATTTATGGGCGATCATTGCAGGCTTGTGTTACCGATGCTATAGTGGCATACTATGACATGCACGGAGGATCGTATGGCGGCGGAGAAGCAACACAAGCTGGACATGTTCAAGGTGGTGCTACCAGCGCTTGACAGGGGCGATAAGAATTTCTATGAAAATCTAACCGCAGAGGAGAGGAAGGGCTATGCCGCGTTGGTGCTGATGAGGGCCATGAGCAGCCTTGGAGATCAGAATCCCCGGGTGGCATACGAGGTCCTCATGGTCAACGATCTCGTCAACATAGGCTTCTGGACTCTGAGCAAGCATCCCGAGCTCCAGCATCTGCTGCTGTGCCTGGCCGGGCTTGGCAGCAAGCAATACCATCCGTGGTTAGCCACCAAGGGCAAATCCAGCACCACCAAGCTGATAGATGCGCTGATGATGGAGCTCAACCCTGGCATCAACGACGACGAGCTTGAGCTGCTGAAAACCAACCACGATGCCAAGAGCATCAAACGTTTGGCGCAGGACGCTGGCAAGAGCGACTCAGAGATCAAAGCACTGGTTGAAGATGCAAAAAAGCTCGCCTAAGGCAAACAAGCAACACACCTGTGAATTCTGCAAGCGCGGCTTCCATGATGAGATGCATCTCATCAACCACAGCTGCGAGAAGAAGCGCAGGTGGTTCAGCAGGGAGGAGCCCGCATCGAGGTTGGGGTTCATGTCTTGGTCTAGGTTCTATGAGCTAAACGCCCAGCTGATAGGTAAGTCTGGGAACAAGAAGACGTTCAGGGAGTTCATGGAGAGCAAGTATTACATAGCCTTCATGAAGTTTGGCAAGCAGCTGATAGATCTCAACGCGCTGGAACCGGCCAAGTTCATAGATTACGTGATCAAGAACAACCTGCCTCTGGACAAGTGGACCCATGACATCGTCTATGAGCGATACGTTGACGATCTGGTCAAGAACGAGCAACCCGAGTCGGCATTGGCGCGAAACATAGAGCTGATGCAGCAATGGAGCAGGGACACCGGTGAGAAGTGGACGGATTTCTTCCGCAAGGTCAACCCCATACAGGCGGCGGCGTGGGTGAGGAGCGGCCGCATAAGCCCGTGGGTGCTGTACAACGCTGACAGCGCGGTTGACCTGCTTGACAGGTGCGGCCCTGAGCAGCTACAAATGATCAAGAACAGCGCGAAGGTACCGCAGTGGAAGATACGTTTCACAAAGAACCGAGACAGCGCTGATTGGATACGCAACACCCTGCGGCAGGCAGGGCTATGAGGAGATGACAGATGGAAGGCTATGACGGATTGTTTGATTCAGACATGTATGATACCGATGACATGGAGGTGGAGGATAAGCCAAAGCAACCAGTTGGCATCACGACCATATCCAAGGGTATGGTGACGGAGATAGACATCAACGGCAACAGGTTCTCCGTGGTGAATCCGGAATATGTCAGGGAACTGCAGAAGCTGATGATGGACATGAGCGAGAAGCTGAGGATGGCTGACCGCAACATCAACACGCTGAACGGTAACATCAGGAAGATGGCGCAGCGGATCAACTCGCTGCAGTCGCAGCTAGACGGCAAGGTGGATCGTGCTTGATCGTGGCGACATCGACATAGATTTCGCTGATCGCTCCAAGGCACTGGAGGGCATGCAGCACATACCAGCCAGCATCATCAAGAACGGCAGGATCACGAGGCACAACACAGGCGTGTACTTCCACGCCGTGCCGATCGATCCGGTGACCGACCAATGCAGCCTTGACTACGAGGAGGCCGAACGCAGGGGCATGTACAAGATAGACATGCTCAACGTTAGCATCTATGACATGGTGCGCAATGAGCAGCATCTGCTGGAGCTGATGGATCGCCCGTTGGATTGGAGCCTGTTTGAGCACCCAGGGTTCGTCTCGGAGCTGTTCCATCTAGGCAACTATGGCGAGCTGACCGCCAAGCTGAGACCTCGCAGCATAGAACACATCGCCATGATATTGGCGATGATAAGGCCTGGCAAGAAGCATCTGCAGCAGCGATGCATCGCGCAGGGGTTTGACAGCATCGCGGATGAGATCTGGACCCATAGGGACGGGGATGCCTACGTGTTTAAGAAGGCGCATGCCGTGAGCTATGCGATGCTGGTATACGTCCACGCCAACATTCTGGTTGAACAGGCTGCCAGAGATGCTATAATGATGACTGGCAGTTGATACACTTTGGAGGACTGATATGCCGACCGAGAAGCTAAAGCTTGAAACCAAGACCAACATGTTTGGCACGGATGCGTTCCTGGTAACCAATGATGGTGAGAAACGTTTCGCCATTGGCACCGGAATCAGCTATGATCCAGACAAGAGGCTCAGCAAGCGCATGGGCTCTGGTCATTATCTCTTCCGCAGCCCTAACGTTGATCCTGCAAATCTTGCCGAGATCTGGGATACCGTCGAGGGATTCACCGGCAAGGCACGCTTGACTGCAGAGGTTGAAACCAAGGATGGTTTCCACAAGGTCACAGCCTACATGCTCATCGAGGACAAGCTGGATGCAACCATGTTCGCCTTCGCACACAGCCTGTTCGAGAAGTGGAGCGACGACAAGACCAAGGAAGCCAAGGCTGAGAAGCGATCCAACAAGAAGCCCAAGTTGATCGTCACCAAGGACGGGAAGGTCAAGGTGCGGGTTCAGGTTGCAACGCTGTCTGGAGATCCACAGGAGGACTGATCAGGATGATCTGATCAGCTGTATGGTGCGGCGTTTCACTCGCTTGTTCATCATGTCCTTGAGGTTCACCACTGGACCGGAAACTATCTCCGTGTCCTTGCGTGCGAACGTCTTGAGATGCCTTCGATACGCCATGAACCTCTCCCTGAGGAACATGTTTATGGGTATCATCCTGTTGCTCTCCCACCACCATGTCTCACCGCATTCCAGGAAATCCTTCCTCATCTCTGCGGTGAAGCTGGGATCCATCACATAGATGCTGACGAACGTGTTATCCGCATTCTGTATTATGCCTAGGTGCTCTCGCCCTAGATGGCTGACGATGGTGAGGAACGGGAACTTCTCCTGCAGCAGCTTGTGTGTTTCGTTGTTCATTGAGCCTTGCGCCTGTATGGTCGAGGATATTTAGTGACAGACATCTGCTAAATATCATAAGACACCATGAAGAAAAGCCAATGCCGATCGCATATCTGTTCAAATTCCCTGAATACATACATCTGGTTAAGGCTGACTACGCATCCTCTAACATAAATTGGCCAATGATACAGTACGACACGAAGATATTCAAGGGTGTGACCAACAACATAGACTTCGTGATCCGTAACAACGATCGCAAGCCCATCAAGCTGGTCGCATACCAACTGCAGGCGCAGATACAGAAGGTCAACGCTCCCAGCAACAGCATGGACTTCCTCCCGGAGGTCATACTGACCAAGATGGTGAACATCACCGATGAGGTCAACGGCAAGGCTAGGTTGGTGCTGGCACCGGAGGACATACAGCATTGGGATCCAGGGTACTACAGGTACGTGATACAGGTCTCAAACGTTGACGGTACCACCGAGTATCTATACACCGATGTCAACAAGAGCACGTTTGGCATGTTTGAGCTCAAGGAGGGCGTGGTCAGCAGCCTGGCCCCGGCCATAGAGATAGATAACCAACAGTTCACACCAACTCCGGTTAACCTATACGATTACACCATATGGGTCAGCGGCGCCGTGCAGGGAGACGCGCAGGTTGGCAGGGCAAATGGCACGCACACCATAGCCGTGTATCAGAACACCTTCCTTGGCAAGTTCTGGGTGCAGGGTAGCCTCAGCACCAATGCTCCGCTGCCATCTGAATGGTTTGACGTGGCACTGACACCAACCACAGCACACTTCGAGTTCACCAAGGACAACAACGGTCCGGCACCCACGCTGTTCAACTTCAGCATGAATGTGTATTGGCTGAGGTTCGTGTATCGCCCGGACGTGGCCAACACCGGGACCTTCGGAAAGGTCTTGTATAAGAGTTAACGGTCAGGCATACTGTATGCATGCCGTTGATACACGAGATAGTCGCATCACACCTGCCAGCGAGGCGCAGGTCCAGCTCACTGGGTTGGATAACCTGCAACTCTCCATGCTGCCATCACCGCGGGCACAGGCAAGACACCAGATCGCGCGGCAACTATCTGTTCGCACCAGACGGCGCCATAGCCTATAACTGCTATAACTGCGGATTCAAGACCGTGTTCGACAGGGTATCCATCAGCCGCAACTTCGAGAACCTCATGCGCTGGATGGGCATCTCTGACGAGGAGATACAGCGATCCAAGATGGAGCTGCTGCAACAGCGCATGGATGGCACGGCGGAGCATGCCGTCGCACCCGACATACGGTTCACGGCCGAGTTCAGGGAGGTTGATCTGCCCGAGCACGCGATACCTTTCGAGAGCGTGATAGAGGGCGATGACATACCAGAGGGCTTCCTGGGCATCATGGAATACATGGATTCGAGAGGGGATGCGATACTCAACGGCTGGGACTACCATTGGAGCACCAGCACCAAGCACGATATGGACAAGCGTGTCATAGTGCCGTTCTATCACAGGAGCAAGATAGTCGGATGGACGGCTAGGTATGCTGGCACACCGCCGTCAGGTGTGCCTAGGTATTACAACAGCCCGTTGCAACCGGGATACGTGTTCAACTGTGATGCGCTGAGCACACCCGGCAGGAGATACGTGCTGGTGGCTGAAGGACCGTTTGACGCCATCGCGCTGTCGGGGGTAGCCACCTTAGGCAGCGAACCCAGCAAGGAGCAGATAGCGTGGCTAAACAGCTCCGACAAGGAGAAGATAATCGTGCCTGACAGGCAGCGCACCAACCAAGGGTTGATAGATGCGGCCTTGCACCACGGATGGAGCGTTAGCTTCCCTGAGTGGGAGGATGACATCAAGGATGCAGCTGATGCGGCCAAGAGATACGGCAGGTTGTTCACCATACGCAGCGCCATCGCTGCTAGGACTACCAGCCATCTACAGATAGGTGTTAAGAGGAGGATGTTCAGATGAGGAAGATAAAGATAGTGTTGGTGACAGGTGGGTTTGATCCCGTTCACAGCGGTCACATCGAATACCTCAGGGCGGCGAAAGATCTAGGTGACAGATTGGTGGTCGGTCTCAACAGCGATGCCTGGTTGACCCGTAAGAAGTCAAGGCCTTTCATGAACATCAACGAGCGCGAATCTGTCATCGGAGCGATCAAAGGTGTTGATCAGGTTCTCACGGGCTTTGATGACAGCGACGACACCAGCTGTGATGCCATACGAACGCTGAGGATGTTCAACCCTGATGCTGAGATAATCTTCGCCAACGGCGGAGACAGGGGTGCCGGAAACACGCCGGAGCAGATGCTCGCGGCTGAGCTAGGTAACATCACGTTCCATTATGGCGTTGGTGGCACATCTAAAGCCAACAGCAGCAGTTGGATATTGCAGGAGTGGAAGACCCCGAAAATACTGCGCCCATGGGGATACTATCGCGTTCTGCATCAGGATGGCCGAGAGGTTAAGGTCAAGGAGCTGACGGTGGCACCAGGGCAGCATCTCAGCATGCAGCGGCACGGCAAGCGCGGAGAGTTCTGGTTCGTGGCACACGGTGAGGCGACCGTGTACACATTGGATTCCAGCACTGACGCGGAGCTGATAGGTAGTTATAATGTTCACGAGCATCTATGGATAAAGACGAACCAATGGCACCAGCTGGTAAACGAGGGCAGTGAACCGCTGAGGCTGATCGAGATCCAATATGGTGAGGATTGCGTGGAAGATGACATAACGAGGAAGTGAATTGCACATGGCTCGCAACGACAGGGAAGAAGAACAGCAGACGATAGATTACAACGAGGACAAGCAGAAGCTGCTGATAGACATAATGCTGAGCAGCGATGAGATATTCTCACGCTGCCAGAACATCCTCAATGCCAAGTATTTCGTGAACAAGTTTAGGCCAGCCGTTCGCTTCATACTCGGCTATGCCAACGAATACAGGGTGTTGCCGAAGATAGAGCAGGTCAACGCCGAGACCGGAGGCAGCTTCAACAAGATTGACGACATAGCACCGCAGCATCAGGACAGCTTCCTCGATGAGATAGAGGGTTTCTGCAAGAACCGTGCGCTGGCATTGGCCGTGACCGAATCCGTGGATCTCATAGAGCACGGCAACTATGGTGAGGTCGAGAAGCGTGTGCGCGAGGCCATACTGATCAGCCTGCAGAGCGATCTTGGCACTGACTATTTCGACGATCCTCGCGCCCGATTGCTGAGGATCAAGGACAAGAACGGGCAGATGACCACCGGATGGAAGACCGTGGATGACAAGCTATATGGCGGTATCAACCGAGGTGAGATCACGATCTGGTGCGCTGGGTCTGGTGTTGGTAAATCGCTGTTCCTGCAGAACCAAGCGCTGAACATGGTGCGGCAAGGGCTCAACGTGATCTACATCACCCTTGAGCTCTCGGAGGAGCTCACTGCCATGCGCATGGATTCCATGCTAACTGACATCGGCACCAAGGAGATCTTCCGCAACCTGGACAACGTGGAGCTCAAGGTCAAGGCCGCCCAGCGCAAGTCGGGACTGCTGCACGTCCGCCAGCTGCCTCAGGGCAGCACCTGCAACGACATCAAGGCGTATCTCAAGAACTATGAGATAGAGACCAAACGCAAGCCGGATGTGTTGGTGGTGGATTATTTGGATCTGCTGTTCCCCAACAACAAGAAGATCAACCCCAGCGACCTGTTCATCAAGGACAAGTTCGTGGCTGAGGAGCTTCGCGGCTTGGCCGTCGAGCGCAACATGGTGTGCCTGACGGCATCACAGCTGAACAGATCGGCGACGCAGGAGCAGGAGCACGATCACAGCATGATAGCAGGTGGTATCTCCAAGATCCAGACGGCTGACAACGTGATATCGATCTTCGCAAGCGCGGCCATGAAGGAACGTGGGCAGTATCAGATACAGTTCCTCAAGACCCGTTCAAGCTCTGGTGTTGGAAGCAAGGTGTATCTGGGGTTTGATCCAAACACGCTGCGCATATTTGATCTCGAGGAGGATCAAAGCGTGATAGCCGCTGGCAACAGTGGTGCTGATGTGTTCAATGATCTGCGCAGGAAGAACTCAACCGCGGCGAAGAAGGATGCACCAGCGGCGGTGCAGCCCACGCAGGCGACCAGCGCCAAGGAACTGGATAGCCTGCGAAGCTTGATACGCAGGTGATGTTAGCTAGACTTATGGATGCGACGCAGCTGGTTCAGGACCTTGCCGGTTGTGCTCGCATCAGCCGCCAGCAGCTTGTCAAAGGCTATGGCTAGCTCTCTGATCTGCGCCGTGTTGCTGGGAAGCTTGCCCTGCCTTAGGTTGTTGAATGCCGCGGCGAAGAGCGTGCTGTTCTCTATGCCCAACAGCTGAGCCAAATTCTTAACGGCAAGCGTTCCCGTCAGCTTGGTTGGCTTCTTCTCATGCGTCATGAGATCGGTCACGTCAGCGGTTGCCTTGGCATCCGCTGCAGCCGGATCAGCCGGTGTGTTCGCAGCGGGTGCGGCATCTGCCTCGGCTATGTTATTGATCTGATCAGCTATCTTCCTCAAATCTTCCGCTAGGAACTTGTTCTGCATGGTGTGGTTCTCCGATGTGCTTGTGAGTATTTATCATGCAACGGTAATATGACTAAATATCTCACATACTGCCAATCTGGGGATGCATTCGTGGCTGACATAAAGAACTTCATAGACGAGCTTGACAAGTTCGTGCCCGCTAAGAGCAAACACACCGTCATCGAGAACAGGGCTTCTCACATAATAGCCAGCGCCATAAACCTGGTCCATCTTATCAAGGAGAGCTATCCAGAGGAGGATGCCAACGATCTTGTCAAGCGGCTATACCGCAGCATAATGACAGAGGACGAACGCAAGTTTGGCCGTAAGATCAAGGAGCTGAGGAGCAAGAGATGAGAGCGGCAGACCTTGAATCCCATAGGATAGATGAGATAGGACCCCTGATCAGCGTCAAGAACTGGTTTGAGAAGAAGTTCCATGACATATTGGCCACGGGTAGCCAGAAGCTGGGACAGGGTGAGATGCAGAAGTTCACCAATCAGCATCTGCGTGCGTTCATGCAGATGATGGGCAGATACAACATGGATTGGCCAACGGTCACCATGAGCGTGGTTTACCAATACATGAAGAACGGCATGCATCTCAGCAACGAGGACATAGCCGATGTGGTCGCCGAGGCCCTGCGTAACCCAGAGCTGCAGGCATCGATCAGGAAGCTGACCATAGGGCAGATACAGGACAAGGCCAAGCAGTTGGTGGTCGCAACCCTTACCAAGAACCCCAAGGTCGTGCAGCCCGCCAAGGTGGTCGAGATGCTGCTGATAACGGCGGCCATGAGGCAGATGGAGAGGCACTGGGAGAAGCAACAGGGGACCGAACCCATGCCGGCGCAGCGCCAGACCGGTGCTGCACGAGCATCAACCGGTCAGTCCCGCACCCAAGCAGCCGCAAGCAAGGCATCCTCTGCACAGCAACAGACGACCGGCGCAACGCAGGCAGCGGCGCAATCCGAGCCTGAGGCGGCCATATCCGATGAGGACATAGATGCCGCATTGAAAGCATTGGAGGCGCTGGCATGAAGATCAACGAATTGCAATTACGGTCAACGACCATGCTGACCGAGGCACAGCTTCTGAGGGAGAACTCTCAGCGTATGGACGAGCTGGTCTCGATGATCACCAAATGGCAGGGCACGCTGCTCGAGGTCAATCTCACGCAGGACCAGATATCAGGATTGTTTGGTGACGTGGCCGGCAAGGTCTCCAATGAGAAGACCGGATTAGGCAAGGCTGCGACGGTAGCCGGCAAGGCTGCTAAGCTGGCATACAAGGCGTTGCCATCCAGCATCATGAACAAGCTGCACGACATGATCAAGGATACCAAACCGGTCAAGGATTTCGATGCGGCGTTCGAACGTAAGAAATCAGAGCTGGCTTCCAAGCTTGGCGGCGATGACAGCAAGATAGTGAGATACACGACCCAGTATGCGGCATGGGCCAAGAAGCATCCTCAGCTACAGGGTGCGATAATAATGGTGCTCACCATGGCCGCTGCGGTTGCTACCGGACCGGCTGGTGCGGCGATAGTCGGATCGTTGCTGAGGACGGCAGGCGAACTCATGAAGGGAGAAACCCTTAGCAAGAGCATCGCAACCGGTGTTGGCGCAGGTGCCCTTGGCTTCCTCATGGGGATGGGCATACGCGAGCTCGGCACATGGTTAAACACCTTCAAGGTCGACAGCCATACCGTTCCTGGTTACAAGAATCTGGCGCAATGGAAGCTGTATCACGATCACAACGGATCGGTTGACGTCAACATTGACACATACCTACCAGACGATGCGAAGACCCAAGCGCTGCTCTCCAAGGTTCACAAGCTGCAAGATCTGGCAGAGCAAGCATGGGATGATAATGATTTCGAGAAGTCCGCGCAGTTATGGGGAAAGATAGGCGATTCGCTGAGCTTTCTCAACTCCCCGGAATATCGAAACGCCATATCAGCAATGCTGAAGAACAACGATGATCTGCTGAACAAGGCGCTTGAGGGTGCCAAGAAGAGCATGGAGGCGTTTAACACGATCGCCAACGCCGTGCAGGGTGCGGCGACGGCAGGTGCAAAGGGCAAGCAGCTTGATGAGGCCGATCTCAAGGGCATGATAGGCAGCATAGGTGCCTGGGCCAAGAAGCAGGCCGCGCAAGCCACGCAGAGGTTCACACCAGAGAAGATGATGTCCGCTTGGAAGGATGCCGGCAGCCCGATGGATAGCGATGACATACACGGTATCCTAGCAGGCATGGGCATACCAACCGACGTGCTGTCGGATGCGTTCAAGGCATCAAAAATACCATTGCCCAAATCCAAGCCTGCGGCGAAACCCAAGCTGGAACCCAAGGGGCACATAAAGACCGGCAACAAGGTTCTAGATGCCAAGGTCAACGGCATAATGGACACGCAGGGCAAGGATGCGGCCATCAAGTATCTCAATGATCTCAAGGCCAAGAATGCAGCCGCCAAGGCTGCACCCGAGCCAACGGCCAAGCCACAGGATACGGGCCCGGTGAAAGCCAGCGACGGCAGGACATATAACCTAAGCGTGGGCAAGGCCGGCGACAGGATATGGCTTGATGCTGAGACGGGAGCCGAGGCATCGGATGCCATCGACGCCGAGCTGGAGGGTAAGTCTAAGCCAGCCGCGGTAAAACCCGTCACCAAGAAACCAACGATTAAGAAGCAGCCCGCGGCAACAGCAGGTCAGGCAACAACCGGTTTATCTGAGGATGATATCGTCGCGGATCTCTTTGATCTCATCGAGACGGCCAGCGGCGGTGCGACGGCATCCGGTAGCATAGCCAGCGTGGCGAATCCCATGGGCGGTGTCATAAGCAGGACGCCAAACCTATTTGGATATGTGCCAGAACAGCCGGTGCAAAAGAGGCGGGGTAAGAGGCGTAAGAGTGCACGTTCCTAACCCGTCAGCATAAATAATATTGCAAAAGCACTTTGCATTAAACAAGGAGAAATACAATGACAGATAAGGTCAATGGAGCCGTATATGCTGGTGAGTTCCTCACTGGTAACATGGACTTCTTCAGCTTCGCCACCATGGTTCCGGTTGGTCAAACCAACGTTACCACGGAAGTCGTGGATCTGCCAGGCTATGCCACCTACCAGACCCTGGGAACGTGGACTGCGGTTAGCATCACCGATGCTTTCGGTAACATCGTTACCTACAGCAACCTCAGCGACTATCTGGACGCTTACTACAAGCAGCTCAACCTCAACAACCTGATATCAACCTTCTCGACTCGTGCGAATCCGGTTGCCGTCAGCGTCAAGACGTTCCCTGCTAGCGTCAACGGCGGCACGATCAACCCGCACAGCAGCGCGATCTTCGCGCAGATGGGCTACACCAACACCGCTGGCACCAGCGTGTTTGGTCAAGGCGGTTCTGGCTACAACAGCACCGGCCTAGCGGTTTACATCGTCAACATCGCCACTGAGAAGACCCTGCTTTGGACTGCTGGTACCACCAACGGTAACTTCAGCGTTGCCGCTGACAACACCAACACCAACGGCTACAACGTGCTGTCGAACAACGCTACCTATGGTGGCCTCGATGGTTCGATCGCATACGATCTCAATGGTTCGCAGGTCATCGGTGGTTCGCAGAGCTTCACCGGAGCTTCTACCAACTACTACACCCTGAAGAACACCGTCGCTCCGTACGTCACCACCTGGGACGCTTCGGGCACCACGACAAATGGTGTGAACGTGATGGCCGCTCAGAACTACTTCCTGGCTGGTTCGCTGCTGTCCTAATAGACGGCTGCTAAAGGTCAAGATACCGTTAAAGGGTGCCGAAAGGCACCCTTTCTCATGGCTTCCGTCGCTAAATATCTCATCATGAAAGACAGACGCACATCGCTAGATCAGGCCTTTGATGAGGCCATACAGACAAGGACACAGTTCACCAGGCGCGACGGAAGGTTGCGGATGGTAAGGCGCAAGGTCTCGGTCAGGGAACCGGACGTGGCCAAGAAGCAGCTGTTTCCCATCAGCAAGGAAAGAAAATGAAAAGCCTAAAAAGCTACCTCGAAGGATTGTCGGCGGAGACCACAGCGGCCCCTGCCATTGGTATGGAGAATGACACCATGAGACCTCTCAAGAAATACGCACAGGTTGACCTAACCGGAGACGAAGGACTATATGAGACCAACGTCGATCGCTGGAGTCGAAACGCCAAGCATCACATGGCCAAGTCAGATCTGATAGGTGCGACCGAGCTGGCTCAGTTTGAGGAGGGTGATATGGTAGTCTATGAGGGACAGACCGTATCCATCAAGATACCGCAGGGTCCAAAGAACACGGCTGGCATCATGTTTGAAGGGCATCTCAAGATGGTGCACACCAGCAAGCTCGCCAAGATGGACGAGGCCGTGATTGGAGGCGTGCAAACCATGACCCCGATCAACAGGATCATGCAGCTGGCAGGTCTTGAGCATACGGGTACGGTTAGCTCAGAGATCGCTGAGCAGGTGGTTGATGAGGAGATCATCAGCGAGGCTGATGCCGCTGGCCTGATGGCCCAATTGGTCACCGCAGCCATGAACCAACCGCAGTACAAGAACAACGAGGAGGCCGCGAGGTTGTTCGTGATCGGCAGCATACTGAGCGAGATCTACAAGGATGTGACGACCAACAAGCTGCAAACCGTGGTTGGCCAAGGCAAGATGACCGAGCTTAATCCACTGGGTGCGATGGGTGCGGATCTCATCAAATCCGCACAGACCCTGTCGCAGGGTGCGACATCGGCGGCAACTCCGGCACAGGCGCAGGGTTAACCATGAGATTCGTTGAGATAAAGGGAGGGTTGAGGGTGCCCGTTAGCAATGAGGAGCAGACGGTCATGGAGATCGTGAGGGGCAACGAAGGCCCCTTGCCGAGATCAAAGCTCAACATCCGCGAGAGGGAGATAGCCAAGGGGCTGGTCATCAAGGGCGTGATAGATCGCGTGTTGATTGATGAGAAGACCCATTTCGTTTATAATGACCTAGAGGATCTTTGGAGGTGATGACGTGTCTGCGACGCTAGAAGAGCATGATGCCATGAAGAGGTTGCTTGAGATGATGAATGGAGATACTCCCAGCACACCGGCGGCAAAGCCGCGTGCGGTTGATCCCAACGCTCCGGTAGAGCTGGCTGGTCCAGGTCAGATCACAACCGCTGAGGTCAACGCCATGGCGGATGTCCTCAGCAAGCTCAACAACGTCACGCAGCAGGTGCTGGTGGAGAGCGATCGCAATCCGCAGCTGAGGCAGGCGGTGAACACGCAGCGCAACGATCATGGCGTCAAGGTGGGCAGCTACCAGATCATGATCAAGGAGGATGAGAAGCGCATAGCCGGAAAGCAATACTATAGCATATACCACAGCCAGACCAACGACGTTATCGCAGACGACATAACGCTGTACGAGACGGCATTGGCCGTGGTCAAGCACCTCAATTCAGGCAAGTATGCCAACTCTCACATCGTTCGCAAGCTGTTCGAGGCCGACGATGCATACACGGCACGGAGGACTGATGCCATACGCTTCAAATCCATGATGCGCAGGGCCAGCAACGGCAGGGACATGTCAAAGCACGACGTCTACGAGAGCCGTTACCAAGCCAGCATAGATGGCGCCATGGCGGCCAAACGTGAGATCAAACAGCTGATAGAATCAAGCCGCAGGGGCTCCTAATGCCACTGGTCATCACCGAGTCAGCCGCCAACCGATTCAAATCCATGATCACCGATCAAACACTTCTGCCTCGGGTGGAGATAGCGGCCGGCGGATGCAATGGTTTCGAGAAGAGGTTCAGCATGGATACACAGCACGACGATGACATCAGGATGGAGATGCCAAACGGAGCGGTGCTGTTGGTGGATGAGATCAGCCACGGCATGCTGTCCAAAAGCGTGATAGATTTCAAGAGTGGCATCATGGGCAGCCATTTCTCCATAGAGATACCAGAGGCGGCCAGCACCTGCGGATGCGGGACCAGCTTCAGTCTCTGATCCATACCTTCCCGCGGGCTAGATAAATAAATACCATAGCATCATTATGGCCCGTATGGGAAAGGTTAGACATGTTTATCAACGACTTTGAGAACACCAATGGATATAAGCTGCATCAGATCATGCACACGCTCAAGAGCGTTCATGGTGTGGAGCTAAAGCTTGACGAGGCCACGGAGGCGGACCTCGAGGCGATCAGGCAGAGCAGCGAGATCATAAAGAACAGCATCGTCAGCGAGAGCCAGTTTAACACCTACAACAACAGCCCCGAATACACCAAGCACACGCTGATAATGGAGGCCGTGCGCCTGTACCTCACCGAGATAGCGCCCAAGCGCAGCAAGAAGTCCAAGGTCAAGGAGAACGCGGTTCCGGCAGTGGCAGCCACGGCGGCGAAGCCGGCGAGCTCGGCGACGCCAGCAAAGCCACAACCTGGTACGGTCAAGGTCAAGAAGAACAATGACGAGAAGACGGTTCCGGCAGCGCAGCTCACCAGCATGCAGCAGCAGGGTTACAGCGTGATTGGCGATGATGAGGTCGAGGAGAACCGCGGTGGGTCGCGTTGGGATCCAGAGCTATTGGCTCTGATGAAGGAATACGGAGTTGATCCGAATGATGATTCCGAACACAAGGGTATGAACGAGAGCACGCTCAACGAGGCCAAGTTTGATCACGACAGCTACCAGGCCAGCATGGCACGCAGCGAGCTATATCGAAACACCAAGTATGCCATGGACATGATGCGAATAATACGTCCTGAGGATGATGTGCAGCCATGGATAGTGTCTAACCTGGTCAAGGCCGCGGAGTATCTGGACAAGATATTCCACTACATGGACTATTACACCAAGTTTGAGCCACAACAGCTGCCGGAGGACGAGGACATGGATCCCGATGTCTCCGAGATGGAGCTGGGCGAGACCACCGGCAGCACGGCACGTGAGAACCTGCTGATGATCGTTGAATACAGCACCAAGCTGTTCAACCTCATACAGCCCGGTGACAAGCTGGAGGGTTGGGTGGCCATGAAGCTGACCAGCGCCAGCAACGCGGTTAGCAACAGCAAGCATTACCTCGAGTATGTGCAGTTCGAGAAGAACGCGAGCGATCACATCCCAGAGATGGGAGCCGAGGACACCATCGAGGAAGCACCAAGCATGAAGAAGAAGATCAAGGAGAGCGTCGGACAGATGCTGATGAGGATGATGGTCAATGAGGACCAAGATTTAGCCCAGGCGCAAGCGCTGTTGGCGGCCAAGAGCCTAAGCGACGACCTGATGGCCATGGCCGAGAAGGTGTCCAAGATGAGCATCGACGATCTGATGCCGCTGGTTGACACCATGAAGGAGCAGTTTGGCACCGAGGCAGCCGACGGATACAACG